CGATGTCTGAGCAATCAACTCGCATCCCCACCTTGGGCTCCACCCAGGTGTTAAACGTGGTTGGCGGTTTGCCTAGAGGTGCGCCATTGGCGACTGGCGCCATGTTTCGCGACGCTGATAATAGCAGCGTTGCATCCGAAGATACCATGGTAACCATCGGGTCCTGGCACAGTAGCTCCGGGAGTGGTGGGCGCCGCAGAGGTGTGAGAGCCGGCAAGAACGTGCAGCAGCGCAAGCTTGCTAGGGCTACTCCGGCAAAGCCAGCAGAGGGCGGCGTTGAGCCGCCTGAGAATCCACCCCCCCCCCCTCCCCCCCCCCTCGTTGTGAAGTTGACTGATCAGGACTCACCTGACAGCTACAACCAGTTGTTGAATTATGCCTATGGTCAGGTGGCGGGGTCGAAGCGTACTGCTGCGACCTTGCATGCGTTGACATTTAGGTTAATGTCACGATGTAGGGAGTGGGGGTGGGTTGATGAGGGCCGCATCACCGCGTGTTGTATACGCGCGGCCACCGAGGCTGTCCTTGTGGGCAGCCCCGGGGAGACGCGGTATGGGCGGTTGTTGGGGGAGTTGGACACGCAAGACCGGGTTGACGGGCTAAATCAGGCCGCATCCGGTTGTGTCCCGACTGCGTGGTCTAGACGCTACGGGTGCTGGTGGGACGATTGGGGCAGGCTTGTGCTTGTCTCTGCCCTACTGGCCGCTGCTTTAATTCTGGGGCTTGGCGCTGTAGAAATTGCCCCACTTGAGGTTGTTGGTGCAGGGATGTTGGTGGTGGTGTGTTTGGTGGGCCTGTCTGCCTGGAGCGGTAGGGGTGCGCGAGGTCGCGCCCGCCCTGGGTGGAGTTTACCATCGGCCCGATAGGATTGCCCAATTCGCGTACCTGCGGTTTGCGCCTACTCGCCAGAGCAACCACTGGCTTGCGTGGCTGCACACAACCGCGGGCCGTGTCCCCCCACGGGTTGGGCTCATGATTCGAATCGTCATCTTGTTAGGTGTGTCCCGCCGGTGCCTGGGCTCTGGCTTTGCTTCACACATGCCAATTGCGTTTGTAATGATATTGTGTCGGCTGCCAATCGGGTGGTCGGCGTTGTGCCTATGCCCACGAAGGCCGGGCTCGCGGCGCTGCGTGAGGCAAGGCGGCGGTTATCCCGCCGCATGCCGCACGTCACGCCGTGGACCAGGCAACAGGTACTTGATAAGTTTGAGGGCAGGCGACGCAAGCGGTATGAGGAGGCTGCCAAAGTGTTGGATGCCGTTGGCCTTTGTCGCAAGGACCATGCTCGAATTTCGGCTTTTGTTAAGTCGGAAAAATTTAATCCAGCCGCTAAGCGTAATCCCGATCCCCGCATGATACAGGCTCGTACTCCCGAGTATGGTCTTGAGGTCGCTCGGTTCCTGAAACCTATAGAGAAGTATCTCTATGGGCTCCAGGGCCCGACCGGCCTTAGGGTCATAGCGAAGGGCTTGAACCAGCGGGCTCGGGCGGAGTTGCTTGTCAGTAAGATGGCGCAGTTCACAAGACCTTGCGTCATCTCACTTGATGCTTCCAGATGGGATAAGCATGTGGCTGCTGATGTTTTGAAAATTGAGCATGATTTTTATATCAAAATGTGTGATGACCCATATTTTCGAACTTTGTTGTCTTGGCAGTTGGACAATCGGTGCTCGACCTCTAATGGGGTTAAATACCGAGTGTACGGCGGCCGGATGAGTGGTGATATGAACACCGCACTTGGAAATTGTTTGTTGATGGTCATCATGGTCCAGGCGGCGATGAAAGAGTGGAGTTGGTGGGACATGCTTGATGATGGAGACGATTGTTTGTTGCTGGTTGAGGAGGAGTTGCTTGGGCGCTTGGAGGCAGATTTACCTAAGCGCTTTTTGGAGTTTGGGCAGGAACTCAAGATCGAGAATGTGGCCCGCAGGGTTGAAGAGGTCGTGTTTTGTCAGAGTCGGGTGGTCTGTTTGGAGGATGGCCCGATCTTTGTTCGCGACTGGCGTAAGGTGTTATCCCAGTCAGCCTGTGGCGTGCAGCATTGGAATGACCCTCGCATGGTGAGACCCATGATGACAGCCGTTGGCAAGTGCGAGCTGGCACTCTCTTTGGGGGTGCCGGTGTTGCAGGAGTTTGCCCTAGCCTTGATTAGGAATGGGCGGGGATGCCGGTCGCGGTCTCTGTTACCCGTGGATGTTGGGTTGATGCGTAGGGTGAAGTACGAGGTTGGTGCGGAGAGTTGGACTGAGCTGGATGCCATTGTAGCTAGGCCAGTCACTCCTGCCGCGCGCACGGCCTTTCAGCAGTCCTGGGGCTTGTCGGTTGCTGAGCAGTTGGTGATCGAGGGCATATTGAGGGAGTGGGAGGTGGCAACCACGGTTGCTGTCACCTACCCTGTTGAGTGGGATGCCAGATGGAGCTCCATGGTGGCGCTTGAGAATGAACTGCCTAGTCTGCTGTAGCACGTTTAGAGGCGTGTTTAATAAATCGCGCGTTGGAAGACAGGTAAGGCCTGTGGGTGCGTCGCCAAGCCTTCGGGCTGCACCCGGTGAGGAGACGTCCCTTGTGGTAGCGACCCATACCCCCGTCAACGCTGCGTCAAAATCACAAAAATATATTGTAGTGTGGTGGTGGTGTGCTCTATGTCCTCCTTCCAGTCGTGGGGACAACCTCCAGCAAGTAGCCTTCGGGCGGGCCGTTGGGGGTTGGTTACGGTTATAATAACC